CCACTGTTAAAACCCCCCCCCCCCCCCAATTAACAATTCCGAGTACATTTTCGCCCACGACCCAAGTTGGTTTAACTTCTTTAATTGTTCGCAACATTTCAGGCCAGAGGTGTCGTTCATCTTCTTTGCCAAGTCTTTTTCCGACCATTGAGTATGGTTGACAAGGGAATCCTCCTGATAAGACATCAATTTGCCCTCTGTGAATAGTGAAGTCTGTTTTGGTAATGTCATTGTAAGATTTTGAATTTGGGAAATGGTGGGCTAAAACTCTTTGACCAAAAGGATTCCATTCGCAATGGAATATGTTATCCCATCCTAGCCATTCTGCTGCTAAGTCAAACCCACCTATTCCACTAAATAAAGATGCGTGTGTCATTTGATTGAATATTGGGCTATCTGCTTCTTGTTCTCTAGCTTAATAATCTTTGTTTTTATATTCATTCCTTCATTCCTTAAATCGTTTATTCGTGATGCTAATCTAAAGCATCCGAATTTACTCAAGGCATCAAGAGTAGTTAGCTTTTTACCTTTATTTAGGTAGTCTGCAATTTGTTTGTTTTGGCTCATAGTTTTTGTTTTTAGATAGTTAATTAAAACGGCAAGTCATCTTCGCTTTCCTGTTGGTTTACTGGTGTTTGATATTCCATCTTGTTTTCAGCTTTAGGCTTGTAATCATTAGGATAAATCTTATAATCTGGTTCTTTTGATTCAGGCTTTTTAAATTGATTTACCCACATTGAGTAACGTTTGTCCTCAATAGTAAATTCAATTACTTCTCCTTTTGATGTTGTTTTTTTCCAAGCACCATAGTTTTGTTTCTTTTCCATTTTTATTTGTTTTGTTTATTAATTTGTTCTTCTTCTAATTGGTTTTCTGCATTTATATCTTTTTGTATTTCTTCTTCATCTTCATCCTCCCAATCGCAATGCTCTAAACATTCAGGACATATTCCTATTTCTTCCATATCGGTTTCTGCTCCGCAGCAAGTACTAATCGGCATAGTTTTCAAAGTTTTCAGTCCAATCATTCATTCTTAAAAATGACTTAGGCTGAGTTAATAATGGGGTTGATGGGTAATGCTTAGACTTATATTCCTTTAGGTTTTGTCTTGCCTTTACAAGTTCCTGATAGGTTTCATTAATCCAAAACTTATGACAAGCACTATGCTTCCATTCCCAATAAGAAACCAAGTCTCTTAATTTAATTAGTTTTTGGTCAATCATAATTTAGATTTTTTAGATGTAAATAATGCAGTAATTCCATCATTCATCAAATCTTTATTTAAAGTATGAAGTTTAGCTAATTCATTTAAGTTTTCGCACATATCAATAGCTAAAGTTAAATCTAGTATTGACTTGTGTTTCTTGATAAATACTGAGGCAGCTTTCTCTCCAGAGGCATCGGTATCTTTATCAGTTACTAAGCCAAGAGCAGCACTTAAAGCATATCTCCTGTAATAAGTTATCCCACTTCCGAATGATTGATACTCGTTCATACCTCTAAGAGTAATTTGTGGAATCGTTGCGTTAGATTCAATTGCCTCTCCACTAATAGTGTGAAAGATAATTGTCTTTAATCCATCCTCAATTAGAAGCTGGGTAAATCCTAGATTGTGTTTCTTGAGTATCGGATTTATTACTTCAAGAATTGTAGGGAAGTCGGCATAGGTGTAATTATGCCCTGTTGTTCCCTTGTGAATTACTGGGCAGTCCTGCTGAAAGGCAGATAAAGCCTTGTAAATGTTGATAAGCGAGTTTGTTTGTAACTGAATCATACTATTGGTTTTTAATGAATAATAATTGAAATTAAGACTTTTTTGTTAATAAGTCAAATTATTTATAATCTTTTTTATTTCCCTCAATTCATCCGAAATATCGGTATCGTATTTAAGTGTTAAAGTATTGGTAATAATTCTAATAGAATGTAAAATCGTACTATGGTCTCTATTAAATATTCTACCAATGGCACTTAACTTAAAGTCTGTTTCCATCCTGATAATATAAATAGCAATAAATCTTGCTTTTACTATTTCCCTTTTACGGCTTTTACCTATTACTTCATCAACACTTAAATAGTAAAATTTGCATATCTCCTTAATTATATTATCTACATAATTATTCTTTTCCTTCATCGCCTTTTGTCTCTCTCGTAGGCTGGGCATTGACCAGTAGTTCATTCTTTTCTATTTTAAGTTTAATAATTTGGTTTCTTAGCATCTGATTCTCTACTTCTAAAATGTAGATTTCTCTTTGTAGGTTGAACTTGGTATTGTCTATGTAACTCATATTAAAAATGTAAAAGGTTAATTGGTAACATAAAATCTTCGGTAATCTCATATAAGTCTAGTATAAGAAAGTGATAAGACTTTAGGATTCGCTTTTGTATTTGGTTCATTCTAGCAATCTTAATGAGATAGTCATCTTCGTACTTATTCATTAGTTTGATAGGGTTATCCCAAGTTGCTCCTCTCCATTTAGTTAAATCTGATTCAATACTAGATTGTCTTGCTTGTGCATTTTTTAGGAGTTCCAAGAGGCAAGTTGCTCTCTGGTGTAGTTTTAGTTGTTTTCCTTGATAGATTAATGGTTGCATAGTTTAGTTTTTAGATTCGTAATATTTTTGTACGATAATTGATACTAATTTGCTAGGTGCTAAATACATCTTTTTAGCTTCGGCATCTATTTTTTTCTTAATTGACTCTGGTAGTCGGATACAGACTACTTCTTTTTTTTCTGTTTTCATAGGGTTTAAATGTTTTCTAGGATTGCAGTTACAATAAAGGCAAAAATGATAATCACGATTGCTTGAAAGTTTCTGTTTTGTTGTTGGTTCATAATTTAACTTTTTACGATTGATAAAATAATTTGATTGTTTGATAAGTCAATAGTTCTTATGCTTACTAAAAAGAATTTAGTTCCTTCTAATTCGTAATCTAAGAAAATGTAATCTCCAATCTGAGGGATAAACTGCCCATTGTAAGGGTAAAAATTGTTGTTAAATGATAACATTGTTTTCATACTAATTTGGTTTTGTTTCAACAAAGATACAAACAATTACAATACCAACAATAAATTATATAAATTTCTTTTTATCGGTCATAAATGAGGCTATTATCGGTCATTTACGGCTCAAAGTTGCCTTATTGGGTAACTTTTATGATTGATAAGTTCTCTATTGGTAAACTTTTATGGTATGTTCTATTTTGGAACATTGTAACCAAATTGGTAACATTGTACAATGTTTTAGGTACAATATGTAAAATGTTGTAATGGAATTAGGGCAAATATGCTACTGATTTATAGGTATTTGTAACAAAATATGTTAAATGTTAGTAGTAGTACTACGCAAATAAGTAAAGTTATAACTTGACTAATGTTATAACATATGGGCAAAAAAAGGGAGGCATCGTAAAAACGAACCTCCGTAACCATTAGTATAATCTATAAACAAATATAAGCAAAACTCCCCAGCTTTTTAGGGCTAGGGAGAACCTGATATGAACCAAGAAAAAACAACCTTAAATTGATCCGTCTTGTAAAGGCAAGTCGATTGTATCATCAATTTTCCGATACCCTTCCTTCCACAAGACCTTAGTCAAAGTTACACTTTTGCGAATTATGGTTTTTTCATCATCCTTTGGGTTTAATAAATGTAATATCTCGTGAATCAATATCTCCATCATTTTCTTTCCTTTCAGCCTTTCATCAATCTCTATTACTCCATCACTAGAGGATATGCCGTAAGCCTGTTCCTTACCAAGTTTACGATATATGATTTTAATTTTCACGATTTAAGTAAGGCTTCATCTGGTCTTTCAATCTCCTTAACTACGATTCTATTGCCACCTCTTATTTTAGCTAACATCTTAGAAACTGATTCTACTTCGCTAACCATTTCCTGATACTTCTTTACTAACCAAACTTCCTGTTCGCTTAAATTAAGTTTATTCCAATTCTTAGGCATCTTCATAGTTTATTATTTAAAATACTTTTCCTTTTGTTATTCTCTTATTGTGAACTCTATAATCTCCGTTTGTCTCTTTCTCTAGTAAAGCAAATCCAGCGTTATACTGATCTACGTGCTTACAATACTCAACGTTTGGATGCATTAGCATTCCAGTAGTCCAGCAAGTAAACATTTCGCCATCAAATTGGTTCTTAGTCGTGTACTCGCTTGTCCTATGAACGTGAGATGCAATAGCCGATTGCTTAACCCTATCGTAAAGGGTCTTAGCAGGGCTTACACCACTTCCTCTCCTAAAAGTAGTATCTCCGTGTATAATTGGCAACTTGCCAAATTTAACGTGATCTAAGTTCTTTAGAGGCTTTATCCCAAATTCATTCAGCTTTAACAAATCTTCTAACTCGAACAGTTGCAAACTTAACAATTCTGGAGCTTTTGTCCTCATATATCTTTCGTAGCGAAATTCGTGATTTGCATCCAGATTGTAATAAATAATTAAATCAGGGAATGATCTTCTTATAAATCCTAGCATCTCTAGTATGCTTTCGTATTCATCACTAAAATTTCTTACTCTTGGGTCTTTCTGAAAGTCGCTTAATTGATAGAAATCTACTAAGTCTCCATTGATAAATAATGTATCAATACCCTCTTTGTTTAAGTAGTCAAAGCAAACATCAATAGCCTTTGGGTCGTGGAATGGCACTTGTATATCACTAATGAATCCCATTTTCTTAATACCTAATGGCAAGTCAAATACAACCTTTTCCTCTGCCCAAGTCTCAGGTTGCACAAAATGACTGCAACTTCTTTTAGTCTGCTCTAAGTATTCTTTATTGTTAGTTGACTTTTTATCTGGACCTGTCTTGCCTCTGTAATAGCGTATTAGATAACGCACATTCTCTTTGTCGGTAAAGTGATTTTTGTTCTCTTTAAGGATTAAAGTAGCTAATGTATTGCTAGGCATCCAAGCAGGATATTTAGCTAAGTAGTCCAGTACAATTTGACCACTCATTGTTGTTTTACTGCCTCCCATATTTTAGGTTTTTGTTATGCTAAACTATCTCGCACTAAATCTGCTTCCGCTTCCCTTCTCACTACTAATCCGTCTAATCCCTTCCCTTCCCAATGTCTTTTACTCTTTTCAATCTCCTCCGCTATTCCCTCATAATCTTTGTTCTTAACCATTTCTACAATGGCTTTCATTTCTGTTCTAGAATTTCCTTCTAACTTGTTTCCTCTGTTGTAAACCATAGAAACTAATGCTCCTTGAGTGTCCTCGTTTAATGTTTCTAGTTCTGGGTATATAGCCTTAGTCAATTTAAAATACTTAGGTACTGAACACTTAACGAATACTTCGTATGCAATATTGTATGAGATTTTAACTTGTAACAATTCTCCTCTTAACATTTGTTTGGCTTGTACCCCTTTTAAACCGATAACCTTCCTTAATGGCTCTAAAAAGTTAGGAGTAAGTTTATTACCCCAATCCTGAAAGAACTGCTTTTCACTTACATAACCACAATCATACCCCATTCCTATTGTAATACCAGAATCTCCACCTGCCCAAATAGGGGATTGTAGTTTCTTATCATAAAAGGCTCTGCCACCAACCTCAAACTGAATGATTAAGTCAATTGCTTTTTTACTTAGCATATATAAAATAAATTAATAATGTAAACCAAAGCATTAATGCTCCTTTTAAGATTCTTTGCTCTCTCATTTACTAAACTTATCTACTGTTGCCAATCCCATACAAGCACAAACAAAATAAAATATTAAGTCTGCTAAATGAGCATCTCTGCCAATGATATAAACTACAAAAAGAATAATTGCACCTATTGTGGCTAAAACTCTCTTGTGAGAAATAGAACCTTTATCATCTGAAAAGGTAGATAGAATAAAATCTTTAAAGCTGAACATAATATTAAAATTTAGTGTAAAATCCTATTGAATATTGGTTGGTGGTAGCAGATATTGTAAATAAGCCCTTTTTAGCTGTTTTAAACCCTAAACCAACTCCTATCCCCACTTTATTGTCAATTGCCCTTAAATCGGCTAATATACCCCAATAAAGCTCATTTTTGGATGGTGTTGTCCTAAAGGTTTCCACTTTTATCGTTTTTTGACTTATGTCTGCGTAAAAACCCCTATTTTTTATCTTGTTTTGGCTTATTGTGTCGTTTATAATAAAAGTGCTTGAATCTATCTTGATTGTGTCCGAGTAAGCTCGTACGTACGCATAATCTTGAACAATACGTACAGTATCGTGTACAATAGTTGTATCAATTCCTAAAACGACAAAAGGGATAGAATCCCCTTTAATATATTTCTTTGTTATGTCGTGCTTATAAATAGTATCAATATGCGTTACTATTGTAGGCTCATTTCCGTTGTACCTTCCGTTAAAGATGAAGATAAGAACTACTGCAATCACCAAAGTAATTACAATGTCTCTCATTACTTAAACTTTTTAGCTGCCTTGTAATAATATCTAATGGCAAAAAGTCCAGATGCAATAGCAACTAAACTACCAAACAATGTTACAATAGGCTGAATACTTGTGATGCTTATTGCAGCACTTGTGATACTTAGTACCATTCCGAAGTCGGCTTGACCATTATTATTTACCATTATACTTCTTTTGCTTCCTCTACTGGAGGATTTTGTTCTGCATTTAATTTTCCTAGAAACTGCAATAATGGTAAGCCATAAGCAGTTGGAATCGTGTTAATAAATGCTTCTAATTCTTTGATTTGGTCGTTGTTAATTGTTATCATAATATTGATTTTTTACAAATATAACATTATTCTATTATAATCCAGCATTATCTAATCGTGATTGTAGTGATGTGATTAATGCTTGTTGCTCTTGCATTGCTTTAGTTAACATAGCTATTATACCTCTATCATAAATACCCCAGCTTTGATTTTTATCTTTTGGAGTATTTGCAACTTCTTCGCCTAATGCTTCATTTACCTCTTGTGCATAAAAACCTAATTGTCTTAAATCAGTAGGCAAACCACTTTCTTCTTTCCATAAGAAATATCTAGGTGTTAATTTTAATACTTTTTCTAAAGCATTATCTATATATCCATCTTCTATTTTTAAATTCATATCAGAAGTGGTAGATAAGACTCCACTTGTTGCAGTAACTGCTCCAGTTCCTAAACTAGAAATTGTTATAACTCCAGAAGAATTAATATATAATCTAGCAGTACCTGCTGTAATTGGATTACCAGCATTAGAATTTGATTGATATATGCCAAAATCTCCAGCTGCTAAATTTGTAGTAGCAATACCCCAATTTTTTTGTGAACCTCCTTGTAAATAAAAAAATAAAGAAGGAGCATCACTAGCATTTATTTTTACCCCATCATAATTACCAGCATAAACTTCTAATTTTTGTGTTGGACTACTTGTACCAATACCTACATTACCTCCACCTTTAATCCTCATATACTCTGTAACGGCAGTTACAGTATTACTTGCTTTAACCCCAAAAACCAAATCGGCTAATGAATTATTAACGTCAGTTGTTATAATAGTTCCAATATAGCCAAAATTTGTACCACTATTACTATATGAAAAGTTTATCCCTGACCAATTCCCAATTGCTTCATTTGTATTTAATGCTATTAAATTTTTAACAGAACCTATTGAACCTCCACTTGTAGCCAATGTAAAAATTCCTTGACTTGCCGTTACACTACTAGAGAATGTCGCACTTGTACCACTTAATGCTCCTGTTAAAGTACCTCCTGTTAATGGAAGGTAACCACTTAAACTAGAAGTCAAAGCCAAAGTACCTGAAGCATCAGGGAATGTAAAAGTTCTAACATTACCAGTCGTAATACTACTTGCATCAAAAATAGCAGTTTTGTTCAAGCCACTACTTTGCATATAATTAATTCCAAATTGTGTACTATTTTTAGCAAAAATATTTGTATTACCTATACTACCATTATTTACACTACTACATTGTTTAAAATTAATATAACCACCTACAGAATCTCCATCTTGACTTACTGCTAAATATAATGCAGTTAAATCATATAAACCTAAATTTACAGAAGTAGTTGCTCCTGTATATGGTACATAAGAACTTAAATTGCTTGTTAAAGCAACAGTTCCACTTGCATCTGGAAGTGTGTATGTTCTATTAGTATTGTTTGTTAAAGAACCTAATTCAAATAAAGCAATTTTTGCATTAGAAGAACCTGCATCTGAATAAAATATATATTTTGTACTATCTGCCGTTATTGAATTAGAACCTGTTAAAGTAGTATATGGAGTTGTTCCTTGTTTTAAATATAAATAACCACCTTGTGTACCATTCCCTTGAGCATAAAAACTACTTGAAGTAACTCCACTACTAAAGGTTTTTGCACCTGCTATTGTTTGAGTTCCTGTTGTTACATATCCTTCTAATGTCGCACTTGCTGCTTGTGAACTAATTACTCCTGTTGTACTATTGTAAAAAATAGGACTTGTAGCACTTAAAGAACCTAAAGTAATGTAGTTTGCTCCATTTGTTATTTGTGTATTATTAGTAGGTATAGTTATAACCCCTGTTGTAGAATTATAAGCACCTGAACCAGCAACAAAACTTAAAGAAGTTAACAAAGCAACTGTACCACTTGCATTAGGAAACGTATAAGTACGATTTGCAGTATTATTAGAAGTAATAAACTTGCTTAAATAAAGATTACCATTTAACCAACTTAAATCACCAAGACTATCTGCAAATAAAGATACTTCATTAGCCGATGCCGTTGCACTTGCAGACTGATGTTTCAATCCTAGATGCCCTAATCCTCCTGTTCCTTTAGCGTGTAAAGATTGAGCATTCAATTTAAACGCACCTAAATCTACATCTTGAGTTGCACCTGTATATGGAACATATCCTGTTAACCCTGAACCATAGTTAGGAATATTTAAAGTCGCACCTATTAATGTTGCAGCACCACTCGTTCCTGTTGTGGTAAGTGTGATAGCATTTTGCTTATTATTAAAAGTAACAAAATTAGTAGCACTTAAATAACCATCTACCAAAGTCGTTGCAGCAGCCATTGAAATAGCAGGAGTTGTTCCTCCACTACTTACAACAGGAGCAGTACCAGTTACCGAAGTTACATATCCTGTTAAAGAAGGAAATGTAGTTAAATCCCCTGCTCCGTTAACATATTGTAAATTTGTACCTGCAAAAGCAAAAGCTAAAGTTCCAGCCGTTGTAATTGGAGAACCTGTGATTCCTATACTATTCCCTGTAATACTAGCAGCCACCGAAGTAACAGTACCATTTTGTCCATTTGATTTCTGCCAAGTTCCACTTCCGTATAAAACCCAATCTCCTACTGCAAAAGTAATAGGACCAGCACCAAAGTTAGCAGTACCAGCAACATTACAAATGTATAAATCTCCAGCATCTCCTGTTCCGTTTACTAAATAAGGAGTATTAGTTGCAGCATTCCAAGTACCTAAATAAGTTACTACCGAAGAAGGCAATTGAGATACAGGAACTTTACCACCTGAATCTAAAGTAGCAACACCATTAGCACCACCATAAGGAACACTTGATAAAACACCACTCGTTCCTGTTATGACACCTTCTAAGGCTCTTACTTTTGCACCACCCGTTATTTGTAATTGATTGCTCATATTAATTATTGAAATAGTCCTCTAATAAATTCATCTGATTCTAATGCCCTTCCGAAAGTAACCACACCACTTGCACTTGTAAACTTAATCTGGTCGTTTGTAGGAGTTCCTGTTGTAAGTATCTCTCTTACTTCCACACCACCTCTTGTAAAGCCTAGACAAGTCTTGCCTATCATATCTGACCAAGTGATAGTAGTTTCTCCTCCAGCAGCCGTAGCTTGTTTCATATACACTTGTCCGTTTGCTATTACTATCACACCATTTTGATTTATTGAAGTTCCTGAAGTCGTATAAGCACCAGAACCTTGTAAGCCTACTGAATAAGTGCCAATGTCCTTATAAGGTGCATTGATTTGTAAACTCGTAATATTACAATTTCCACCTATAATTACTAAACCATCTGCTCCGTTATCAATAGCAAATTTAATTGCTATCTGAGTTCTGCTTTGTTGAGTTTGCAATAAGTATAAATATCCGTAATTAGCTAATGTTATTAAGCCATCGCAATTCACAGTCCAATTAGCTATGTCGTTCTTAAATTCACGATACCAAGCACTTGTTTGACTTGTTACTTCTTTTTGGTCCACATTAACTGAGAAAGAGCAATTTGTTGAACAAGCAAAAGGAATGTCCGTTGGCATTGTAGTTATTACCTTAGCCACATTAGTTCCTTGAGTATAAAAGAAAATATCTTGTGCTCCTAAGTTTACAGGATATACAGTTATTGCTATTCTATCAGTTGCATCAAGTGATGTAGCTGGAAAACTTAATGAGGTAGAATATAAAGTCTTGCTAAGTGAAGTTAATACAGTAGTAGAACTTGTTGCTATCGTTGTAAATGTAGTTCCGTTGTATTTAGATACCACAAAATAAAAGGCTGGAGAATAAGTTAAACTATAAGTAACTGAAACATAAGAACTAAAAGTCCAAGTTCCAGCAGGAATAGTTGTCATATTAGGTTTATTAACATCTGTAATAAATCTAGCAATAACATTGTCTCCTGTTGCAGTAAAGTTTACACTAGCACCTACATTTTCAGTAGAACTAAATTGATAGTAAGAATTACCACCTATTGTGCCTTTTGATATGCCACCATTTAGATAGAATACTCCATTGGGATTTTGCCAATAGAGAATCATATTATTACCTTGTACTTTATCTGCCATATTGCAAAGTTAATCTATATTAATATTAAAAATACCTTCTCGGAGTTTCTTGTTCTTGGTCAGTAATATACACAATAGTTTCAGTTGAAGCTATATTAGTACTGCTGACTTCTAAGAATTGCATTGAATTAGTTTCATCTAAAAATGGGTTCATAGTTAATCTATTAGCCATAAACTTTTTACCATTATAAGTTAAGCTATTTGTTGACGCATCCGTTATTGTATAAACCTTATCTAAACCTATCATTCCAACAGAACTACTATAATTACCTAAATCACCCTCTAATGTAGCTATATTTTTATTTAATAAATTAGAATATTGTCTCATTATTAGGAAAGGCAATGAATAAAATGTAGTGCCAATAGCACCTTGCACATACCAATTTGCCCAAAATACACCACTTGAATTAGTTATAAGACCTACATTATTATAAACTTCATATTGACCTATTAGTGGATAATTTAAACCATAATATAAATCTATTGATTTTGCAGTTTGATTTACATTCCCAATACTTCTAGTAATTGTAGCATTTTTTATTTCATAACCATTTTGCTTTAATATTACATTTCTAACATAACCACCAACGTGAGTGCTATCTGCTTGTAATTTTATAGTTATTGGTCCTTGAAATGTTAAATTTGGATTAGGAGAAAGCAATAATCCTAATGGTATTTCTATTGATTGAGTTTGATAAGTATTAGATTCTGTATATGTTTTAGGAATTACTGCATAACTTGTTCTCCAATATAAATCACTTGTTAGATAATATAATGTACCAGCAATAGTAATTGTAATAATAGCAAGTATTTGTTGATTAGCATTTGCTGCTTGAAAATCAAAAGAAAATGTTGCACTACCTCCATACATATTTGCTAAATATGATGAATTAGTAGTAATTGAAGCAGTACCTGAACTTAAATAAAATATAGTATATCTATTAAATTGAACACTTGGAAATTGAGTTAAAATAACAGAAGAAGAACCTGTTGTAGCAACATCCCAACCTACTGCTTGAGAAGATACAACTGATTTAAAATTACCATTATGTATATAATTATTAGCAGGTGTAAAATCAACTATGCTTTGTATTGTTGGATAACCTTTTCTAACAATTTTTGTTTGGCTATTATTTATAAAATGAACATTTGTATTAGAATATGGTTCAATACTTACAGACTTATTTAATGTTCCACTACTATCTAGACTTGGTGTAGTAGAAGTAATAATATATTTTGTATAATAGATTGTAGAAGGCATTTGATTCATTGGCAATATATACCAATCCCCTTCAGATTGAAATAATCTGCAACCAAAAGACAACATTATATTTTGTAAAATAGTATAATAATCTAACCCTATAAAATCTCTTCTATATTGATATGATTGACTAAATGGGTCATTAGATGGACCATCAGTTCTATTATTCATACCTGTAGCAAAATAAGAACAACACATATACATTGAAGTATTTGTGTAAGAAGGTAAAAAATATAAAGTATTATTAATTAAATCTAATAACTTAGTTAAACCATTACTGTTTTCAACAGGACTATAAATTTTATATCTTAAAAATGATAAGCCATCAATACAAGTTAAACTTACTTCTTGTATTCCTGTTGTAAAAGTTAAACCTACATAATCATTAAATAAATAACCTCTCCACTTTATTTCATTATCTATTGTTAATTCAACATAATATTTAGTATCATTATAATTCAATAAATCAGGGAAATTACTATAATCATCTTCTGTATTAACTATAAAATTTATATTTAATTGAGTAGAAATTATACAAGCTAAAGCATCTTCGTCAGCAGAATTAGGTTGTATATTAATTGATGTAGCAATATATTGATATGATGAACCACTATATCCATCTTCATATATTTTTACTATAAGACTTTTATCATCTCTTAATTTTTGTGGGATAGTATATCTTAATCCGTATGCCATTATGCTAAACTGATATTTTGTCCTTTAAGATTAGATGCCTTTTGTGCTCTATTTACTGAAAGAAGCAAATCTTGACCTCTTAATACAAATTGACTACCATTACTTGTTGAACCACTGCTCATTGCACCTGCATTAAATGAAGTATTTAAAAAACTAGATAATTTACTCAAAGGCATAATTGCTTCTGGTCCAGCTTCTCCTATCATTCCAACAGAAGGTCCTGTTGTTATACCTCCTGCTGCGTGTGGAGTAATTCCTGACATTATAAAATCAGCTATACTTGCTCCACCTGATGCTGCTTCTACTCCACCACTTGCTCCACCTGTTATAGCATTCATTATTGCCTTAAATATCAATGCTTGAATAACTGCTGCTGCAATTTGTTTAACTAAGTTTGTAAACATATCAGAAAGTGCTTGACCAACACTTTGTCCTCTTTCCATTGCATCAAATAAACCCATAAAAGCATTAGTTACACCACTTGCAATTGTATTAGCAAAGTTTTCGTAATCTTTTTGTTGTTTTTTTAATATTTTACTAAGTTCTTTTTCTTTAGCAATTTGACCTTTAATAAATATTGCATTTACTTCTTTGTCAAGCATTTCAAACTCTCTTGCAGTTCTTTCAGGGTCTAATGACTTTTCTTTATTTGCACCAGCCTCACCTAATCTTTTTTTACCTAATAAACCTAATGCTTCATCAAATTTTGTTGATGATAACTCTTGCTTTAAACTAGCTAAAGCAGTTTTTGCTTCACCTCCAGTTAAACCAGCAAGTTTTTTGATAGCATCAGAAATAGCATTTATCTTTAAAGTATAATATGATTCTTTATCTTTATCATTAGTTGGTAATTTTTTAATAAGACCTTCATCTAATTGATATTGTAAAGATTTTGTTTCTTCTGCTAATTTTTGTAATATTTTACTTGTTTCACTTTGCTTTACATCTCCAACACCTTTATTTGATGCTCCAAATACTCTAGTAAATGTTTCTTGAATATTATTTGCAATTACATTGTACTTTTTATTAATTTCTTGTAAAACATAAGCATCATATTCTAAATCTTTTATTTTAGATTTTCTATCTTTTTCTGCAATATCAGCACCAGATGTACCACCACGACTTACTAAAGCTAATGCTCTTTGCCCCATTGTTGGACTTGGTGGCAATTCTTCTAATGCTAATTGTTCTACTTGTTTTTTTGCTGCTTGTGCTGCTGCTTCTTGAGCTACGGCTTTATAAAATATCATTTTTATATAAGCCTCTGAATTTTGAGTTAAGAATTTTTCAGCAGTACTTAAATCATTAGTTTTTGCAATAGTATCTCCAAGAGTAGTATTAAATTGCTTTAAAAAAGCATCTTTAGTTATTAATCCATTCTTATATTGTTCGTGTGCCTCATTAAGACTATTTATATCAGTAGATGCCTTAACATATGCTTTAGATGAATCATCAAATACTTTTATTTCAGATGCTAACGCACCATTTAAACCACCTATCTTTTGTGTAATAAAATTAGATATTTCGTCACCAAATTTTAAGAATATAAATACTGCTGCTGATAAAGCAACGCCAAGTCCTGCTGGACCTGTTAACGCACCAACTAATTCTTTACCAATACTTGTTCCAGCTTCTTTTGACTTTTCACCTAATCTTTGGAATGATTCAAGTAATGGATTAAGGTTATTTGCAATACCCATAAAACCATAATTCAAATCTTGTAAAACACGACCTGAATTTATTAAAGCTTGATTTGCTTGATTTGAAGCACTTGGTAATTTACCTAGAGATGAACTTAATTGAGTTGTTGCAACAGATGTTTGTTGTAATCCTTCTAAAGCCTCTTTATTATCGGCTGTAATCGTAATTTTAAGTGTTTCCTGTGCCATTTTACTAATTTACTCCGTATAATTTTAATGTTCTTGCTAATTGGTCATCCGTTAACATTTCTTTTAATTCTTCTTCTTCATCATTGTCGTCTAACATTGGTATATGCCAAAATGATTTTAATGACTTAGGTGATTGTTCAGCACTATTACTGAGATATATAATATAGGCGAGGTTTCTTGTCCTCGCCCATTCATTTAACTCTTTTCTTTCATTGCCTAATACAATAATTGAAAAATCTTTCCAAGTAATATCCCAAAACTCATTAGGTCTTAATCCACATTCAGCAGCCTTAACTAAGATGTCATCCCAACTTAGATTTGCTAGACTTTTTTTTTTCTTCTTTAACAGGTGTTCCTTGAACAGTCAATACAGTTGTTGAAATAATGTATTTAATATATTCAATTACACCACCTTTTTCATCAAAAATTCCACCAATTTCATCAACCCAATCACACACATCATTTTCATCAAATTCAACACTTTGTTTATTGCTATTACAAGCAGATTTATACCCTATAAATATTAATAGTATTATAAGTTCTAAATCGTATTGAGTATTATTCAATATTTCAAAGTATCTATTTATTGGCAGATTCTCTTTTTCTCCTTTATCGTTCATTGTTGCTTTTGCCATACAAAATTCACGCATAGCCCAAGTTCCCCACTTTAAAGGAATAGTTTTGTTGTTCAGTCTTAATTCAAACATAGGTTATTTTTTATGCAGTTTCAGTTTGTGTTAATGGTGGTAAAGTAACTACGAAAGTCGCAGAGAATTTAACATCATCTTTATCAGCAGCGTTTACATCAAAGTTTGAAATAAATACTTGACCTGAATACACAATATCACCTGAAGTTGGAGTTGCTTTACCCATCTTCATATTGAAAGCAGTTTTTGCAGCGTGAGCAGCATACAATTGTTGGTAAGAATCCTTACTAGGAGTTCCTGTTTCATCAATTGCAAAACCTTCGCCTTTGAAAGATTGAGTAAATGAAGGACCAGCTTGATATTGGTCGCCACATTTTGAAGTTGCATCAATAGTGTTAACAGTTGATGTCATTGAGTTAGTTGTAAGACAAGCAACAGGTTTAAATGTTGAGTCTCCATCTATGTCAGCTAAAAGAATATAGTCTCTTGCTGATACTTTTGTTTCTGCCATTTTATTTAATTTTGAGTTATTATTATATTATATGTTATAATCGTTCTAAATACATTATCAATAGGATTTAAAGCATCTAAATTTCTTACACTTTCTACACTTAAAGAAGATGAAGTAAATCCATTACTTAGAGTTATAGTTGTGTCCGAGTTTATTGCTGCCAATATCAAATTGCTAATTGTTTCAGCTCGTTTATAGCCAAAGTTAGCATTTTTTGTAACAATGTCAACTATAATAGTAATAGCATTTGTATAACCATCTTTGCCTTGTTCTTGACTAGATGTTCTACCTTCTAGAATTATGTATTCATTACCTGCTCCTTCTGGTGAAAATCCATCATAAACACTTAAACTTGTAGCACTTACTAAATTGGTATAAAACCATTTCTTTATTTCAATATTAGGATTTAGCATTTAGCATTTCATTTAGTCTTTTTATTAATTTAGGTTTCTCCATCTCAAAAGAAGGTATTAAATAAGGTTGAGACCTCATTCCTGCTACTTTTCTAGTTCCTTTAAATAATGCAGCATATTCCTCATATCCAGATGGTATAGAAACTTTGCCACCAGTACCAAATTCAACATAAGCTGCATATGGCATTCTAGCTTCTACATTATATGTTAAACTACCTAATTCGCCATCTAGTACAATAGAGTTTCTTAAATATCCCATATTAACAGGTACTAATTTCTTAGCATCAGATTGAATCTTTAACGAAGAAGCATTAATCTCATTAGAAACCTCTTTTGTAAGTTTTTCATCTAAATTTTTAATAGCACCTTGCAAACTATCAATACCAGTTAAATTAACTCCTATTGCCATTATGCGTACATTATTATTTCGTAAAATCTAAACTGATTCTCTACATCCTTAATAGAGTGTATTGTGTACATCTCTCCATCAGCCTCTATTTGGTAGTTATTATTGATTGTTACATCGTACCTGATATATAACTTAGCAGCACGAGTAAAACTTAACTCTGCCTCTAATAAGGCTCTATTTTCATCCATAGGTCTAAAATCGCCAAATACAACTCCTTGTAAGGCAAAGGTTGTAGTATACCCACCTTGACCATCAGCACTCCTTGTAGGCACATATAAGCCTATTTCAGAATACATTGTATTGGCATCAACATAATTTGCTTTCTTGCTTCCTAATTTCATAATATTGGGCTTATTCTTGTCCAGCGTTGACAAGCTTTCCAAGACTTTTCACAAATACCTGTATCTGAATCTAATCCTCTATTTTCGTAATCGTAGCTTACTTGGTCTAAAATAGCAATCTTTAAGTCATTTGGGATAGTTGTATATCCAACAGTATAAGTAGCCTTTAAGTTCCTAAAAAGAGGTCTTTGTAATTGTGGGAACTTACCCCCCACTAAAGTATAATCAGCAGCTATTATAGCATTGTTATTTTGGTCGTATAATGAAGTAAAACTATTGACTGGTCCAAAAGGAAGGTTAAAATTGCCATCAAAATTAGTAAACCAAACAACGGCAGTCTTAGGTATTAAACTTAAGCCTGTGCCTACTTCAATGGCTTCTCTTGCTTGTTTAATCATCAATGTGATTTGGTTATCATCAACAGAATTACTTACTCTGCAATACAATTTAGCCTCTGCTAAAGTAACTGGCTCGGTTACAGGAGCAATATCGGTTAAAGTAAAATCTATTATAAAATTAGAATATGCCATACATCTTTTTTACAAATTTACATTATTTATAATAAAAAACCCCCTACTATTAAGTAAGGGGTCTTTAAATCTATGCAAGATTAGAACTATACGTTACCTAAGTCAGCATAGATTGCAGATGTAGGTTGCATTAAGTTAATATCTTCATAACACTCGATACGAGCAGTAACCATATTTTGTTGGAAGTTACTAGCATTCTCATAAGAGAACTCAATAGCCATTCCTTCAACCTCAACTCTTTCGCAGAAGTTATTATCTAAAATAAGTACTTTATCATCAGTTACCCAAGATGCAGCAATTACAGGAGTACCCCATATTGTGATGCCACCATTAGGATTAACAATAACACTACCAGCACCAGCATAATAACCAGCAGTAATAGTCTCTTTTAATAAACGACCTAATTGTGCAGGGCTTACTAAAGCAACAGAAGATACAAAGTTTGCACTCTTTTGATTTGCGATATAGTCAACTAATTGCTTTAAATCAACAGTTTCAGCAGTTGTAGTAGAACCAGTTGCAGCAGCAGATACAGTAGAGAAAAACGCAGCATTCTCAGCTTTGTAGAAATCTCTAGTTAACATTCTTGGTAAAGTTGTACTCAAGAAAGGTAAACTTCTAGCCATTTGTTTAGAGAAAGTTGAAAAACCAGCTATGTAGTCGTTTACAACTTTAACTTCGCTTAATGCGTAGCTATTTTGTCCTTTATCAGAACCTTCAGTTTGAGCAGCAATGTTGTTAGTTGTAGCAGTCTCTTTGTAGAATACATAAAGACCTGATTCACTTCTTACAGTTGGTACTAAATCACGGAAGTTAATTGCTTGACTTGGCAAGATAGATGCATTAGGAGCATAAGATGCTTGAGCATCTCCTGTTAATGAACCACTTAAAGTCATTGTCTTAACATCAGATAAATCAACACGGAATTTTCCGTTAGATTTCATTGATTTTTCCATTTCATCTAATCTACCATCTAATTTCTCGATGATAACTTCATCTAAGAATTTTATTTGCTTAGATGCAGATTTTTTTGTAGCAGCAGCTTGAGCATCAAATTGTTTTTGTGCTTCATCTCTTACAACTCTAATCTCAGCTTTAGTTTCTTCTAACTTAGCTTCGATGTTAGCTTGAAAACCTTTAAGGTTATCAGCCATTTCGTTAATTACGTTTTCCATTTTTACTTTTTAAATATTTTATTAAATTCTTTTATTGCCTTCAGGACTTGTTCATCATTGTTTTTAATTTCTTCGATTATCGGCTCAGGTGATTGCTCGGTCTGAGTGATTTCTTTAACGATTTCAATTTCTAATAATTCTGATTGAATCCTTTTTATTTCAATCTCCATTAACGCAAAGGTCTCATCTGTGAAACGACCACCTTTAAACGCTTTCAAGAGTTTCTCTAGCCTATTTGCTAATTGTTCTTTCTTTACTTCACTTTTAACAGAGATTGTTGGTGTCTCTGGGTTTGCTGCCCATAATACTGCACTTCCTTCGTAAAGTTTAAGTTCACTTATTGTTCTTATTCCGTTTTTATCTACGCTTGAATTAATTGTACTAAATCCAATTGAATGTTGATTGATAAGACCTGCATCATACATTTTAATCATATCTTCTCCTGTTTCAGTTTCTACTATTGGAGTGATTGCAATAAGCATATCTCCTTCAATGTATAATTGCTCAGGCTTACCGATTACGGCTTCCATTTCAGCACAATGGTCAACTAAAGACCATATTAAGTTTTTACCTGCTGGACCTCTTTCCTTTAGAGTCTTAGTAAAGGCTTCAGGAACTATAATATCGTTATCTAAATCTATGTTTCCTGTTCTTGCCCAAACTGCTTTTACTCTACGAGTTTCGGTATCAACATCCATTACTTCGTAACCGATATCTTGTTTTTCAACAATAGTATCTTTTGATGCGTATGTTTTCATATTGACAA